GGTTCATACCGTGGACAGGATTATCCAGATTTCCTAGGTGACTAATACGCTTCTTGCTAAGGTAGGAACCTACCAGTGGCCCAAGTGAGTCACCAGTAGACCTATCAGTACCAATACAAAGGAACAGTATATCCTTTACTAACACGTTGGGAGGTACAATGTCGTGTAGAGCCTTGTATACTTGGTGAGATTCGTCCATTCCTTTATAGTATTTCATAACAATCACCCTTTCTTAGGCTTGAGCACCTTAGCCAGCTCTGAGCCCACCATATGGATTTCCCATTCTAACTTAGCATGACCCTTTTTCATTCCCTTTGCTATTGCTTTGTGGATGTCATCTGCCGTACATACACGACCTTTGACTGTTCTATATTCAAAGCTAGACAGTACTTCGTCCATCGACAATGATCCCCGTATCGCCGCCCATGCCATCTGTGAGGTTGAGTTGTATCTTGGCATCTTGTTCAGCCCTCCTAACCTTTTCATCCTCTACGTCAACAATGTACCCGCAATCGTCAGAGTACCAGAGCATGGTCTCATTCGGTAGGACACCATACCATGGGTACCCTGAGCACACTCTAGGTCGGGTTTCATGCACCGTACACAGCCCTTTCTCCTTGTCTAGCCTATCGCAGGTGTAGAAGTACATATCCTTGTAAGGATCTTCTGGCTTACCTGGCCAGTTCTGTCTAGCCCATTCTTCATTCGACTCAATCTTAGGATTGATAGCGAATGCTTCTTCCTTGGTGATAGGTGTCCAGTTTTCATGGACAAATTTAGCATCACCACCATATTTAGCTGATTCTGCTATGCGTTCCGGACTCATGGGGATATGTATCGCTTCGCAGCATTTCCCGCACATACCACACTTGCCACGTAGATTGGACATTATTTCCTCTATGCGATCCACTATTCTTTACCTCCTTTGATTACCCCAAATGGGTGCTTAGTGGGGCGTATCCAGCGTCGTCTTCGGTGACCGTATTTGCCAACCCCTACCCACCACAGCTCAAGCTCCAATGGAATCAAGGATTCCATCACAGTTATACGTTCGATGAGGAAGCCCATACCATCAGGCTCCTCACCTTTGTAGTCTAGGTAGACTGGTACTCTCATGCCTTTTCTCAGCATGATATCCCTCCTACAACAGATCGAACACTATAGCCCGCATTTGTCTGTCCATACGGTCGAAGTGAACATCGTTCATAAATGAACCACAGGTATCAGTGGTGATCTTTATGATACCCTTCATGTGAGTCAGAACAAACTCGTTAGTATTTACATACAACTGCAAGTTTATGGGGCGACCAGATTCGTGCATAAGAGAGTACCAAGACTTATCAGCACTATGAGCTAGAGTAGTCCAACCCCTGCTTTTAGCCTTTTCCAGTATCTCTTCTGGAGTAAACTCATTGTTAGCCATCACGTACCTCCTGTTGGTAAAGGCTCCCTAGAGTCGAAGCCCTTCCTCTTAAGCTTCTTAGCCAGACGCTCCATGCGCTCTTTCCACTTAGCAGCTAGCTTTCGTTGATAAGGCTTCATATAACCCCTCCTAGAACTCCAAGTCCACTTCTGAGTATAAGGATAGCTGCTCCAGCTCTTTTAAGCGTCTGTTTACGTTGCGTAGTTCAGTCACCAGAGCAGATACATCCTTACCTTCTTTACTACGAGCTATCTCGCCGGATAGTTCAGTCTTACGCATGGTGGACTTATTGTAAAGCTCTAGGATTTGCCACAATTTGTATACTTTGCCCACAGTGGTGACCTCCTATAATTCTACTAAGGGAGCTTCCTCGCATTCATATCCTAGGTCTTCTATGATCTGACGCAGGATGGACAGGTGACAGATATCCCTTTTCAGTGGATGACAATAGCATGCGATTGCCACCGTCTTGCCATCCTTGAGATACCTCAGCAAGCGCACAAATGCTTCCTTTGAATCCTCCCTAACCTCCCACTCATCTAACAGAGACTCTGTGTAACGTTCGAACCATCCACCTAGTTTACCTTTCTCTCTGTTGTGCATTTTGGTGAACGTCACTAAGTCCCTACTAGGAGCTAATCCTGGCTCATGTATCCACCAGCGGAAGTATGTCTCACCCTTTGGCTTCCCTACAGCAAATAGCTGTACGTCTACCTGCTCCATCACAGTGCGGTTATGGATACAGCAGAGTATAACTCTCCCCTTCTTCTCCACCTCGCCTAATTTAATCGGGGTTCGCTTGAATTGTCTCGGTAAGTCCCTATTACACCTAAGACAACGATGTAGCCACCCCGCTGAGAATACCTCTACGAAGTGGCCACGATCAGCGCAATAGGGGCAATTGATCTTAATCTGCATTGCCCTCAGCTCCTATTGAAATTGTTGTCTATGTGCCATACATGCACATGATGTTCCTTAAGGTACTCTATTCCCTCTGTGAGCCTATATTCCTGGTAGTACTCAACCGTCTCTACTTCGGCTTCTACTAGAGCCTTAGCACAGTTGATACATGGGGACAAGGACAGCACCACGTACCTAGGATTGGACATCTTCCTTAGCAGGGCTATCTCAGCGTGGATGCAACCGCACTTACCACGTTCACCAGTACACTCTGTTTCATTATAATTGCTGGCTGTCGCTATGAAGCCTTGGTGATCCATCCCTACCGCCATCACTAGCATCTGTTTGCACAGGCTCACGTCTTTCCCACCTCTCGCATATAAATATTGGATTCTCCATAATGGTATGCTTACCAGATACTCTCTGTTCCCCCATTATGTGCAGGTCATATAGGAGGAATACGATTCCATCCTCACGTTCTACAATGACTTCGGTCAGAATCTCCGGTACATGGGCAGTATTGAACGCCAGCATCCTATACCCCTCTACACGAATCCTTAGCTTAGGTTCCATCTCTTCCGGTGTAGGAGGAGTACCCATCCAGTAGGATATATAGGTCATGTATTCCTCTATGAGACCCTCCTGAACCCTGATGTCTATACCCTCGGCTGTGATCTTGTTAAACTTGTGTTTATTCACTCTTCACGTACACCTCCCACATTAAGACCACAAAAACGTGGTATGGAATCATGGGCTCAAGTCCGCACTCTTTCCTATACCATTCCCATTGGGTGTCCATAACCACCTTCTGATCCTCGGTCATACGTTTGTGTCTGTCCAAGAACCTGTTGGTAAGGTCATCCTTCATATCGTCAGGTATTTTAGCATAAAACATGAGCCCATCCCTCCTTAGTATAACTCGGCTATTAGCCTTCCTACTTGAGTCACAGCTTCCGGATACAGTATGTTATATACTGGAACCTTGAGAGCTTCAGCCACTCGTATACCTTGACCAGTGCCGCCTAGATCAAATAGATTGTGTGGACAAGCTATCACAAAGTCTACTGGTTCTGGATCAGCCACTATGCCATAGTTGCGAGCATGTAAGCTCTTAGCTCCGTCAGATAGTGCTCTGTAGTTAGGGTGATACCATTCAACACTTTTTGTCCACTGAGGGTGTATCTTCTTGTTGTAGGTGGTCACATGAGCCTTCTCAGGTATCAATTTCTGGTTAAAGCCCTTCCAGGGTAGGAATAGGTGGAGCTTGGATGGGTCTCCCTTAGAAGACCCATACATAGCTGCCTGATCACACCCATAAGCCGCTCCGGTAGAAACCTCTACACCCAAACAAGTTAGTTCCTCAGCCCATAGGCTCATTAACTCATAATGGGTCGGGGATGGACGACGAGTACCAATTATAGCAACCCTACGCCGCATCGTTGTAGATAGCCGTCATTGTGGCTGTTGGGTAATCTATGTCACCATCTAAGGTAATACTAGCTTCCCCATCCCTGTGCTTGGCTATATGCCACCTCATGACACCATCACGTTTTTCCTCCACAGTCTGACACAGAGCGCACATGAAGTCGGCAATGTTAGCCTTGTTAAAGGCTTCCGCAAGGTCACCGATTGTGATAACCTTCTTATCCAAGGCACCTCTGTTAGCCTGTGATGCTGTCCAGACTGGGCAAGAGTACTCATCACCCAAGTCACGCAGGTCAAGGTACACAGACTCCAGCTCGAAACGCTTATCAGCATATGTGCGTCTGGATTGAATGAGATCACCATAGTCAACGATGATAAGATCAGGCTTAAAGCCTTTCTCCATCCACAAGCGAGTAAGGTGAGAACGGATAGTATCGACAGTGCAATCGCCTGTCTTGTACTTCTTGATAATGAGCTTACCTTTGTTGTGCTTCTGAATATTCATCAGAGCGGTAAGAACCTTCTCAGAGTTATCCCTCATGTAGTTGAAGTCTTTCTTAGTCATACGTTGGTCATAACGTTTCGATACCTGCTTCTCAGGCATTTCGAGCGTGTAGTGAACAACATTGAAGCCATCTAACACGGCTCCTGCACCTATGTTGATCAGTGCAAATGACTTACCACGGTTTGGAGGGGCTATAATGACTCCAAGCTCACCATCACCTAGACCACCCTTGAGAACCTTATCAAGCCCGCTGAGTCCAGTTGGCACACGACGAATACCATCAGTGCCAGTGGCATACAGTTTCATACGCTCCTCTGCTTCTGCAAAGTAGTCTGTACCTAAGTCTGATAAGTCGTCACCGACTCTAAGGGCTTTACCAACCCTCTCGTTGATAGATGCAAAGTCACCCCTCTCTAAGTCATCCACAGACTCCAAGATAGCGTGACGCATAGCGGCATCTTTACCAAACTGTACCACAGAGTCCTTGATATACTCAGCGTCGGACAGGTCAGCGTCCAGAATATCAGCAATACAATCTTCGTATTGGTGGCGTATATCTTTCTTCTTCTTGTTGGGGTCTACCAGCTTCCGCATCTCTTCCCAGAGTACTTCCATGGTAGGAGCATTTACAGGTGTCTTCTTAAGCGAAGCCCTCTTTAGCTCATCCTCATAGTAGTCAATGAGGATGCGTGCCATGTCAATATGGACTTCCTTACGAAAGTACTTAGGCTGCAATACGTCCTTGTAGGCTGCAAAAAACGTCTTATCCCTCGCCATCATGGACAGTATCTTCATCTGGAATCCATCAGCAAACTGATACACATCAGACATAGTTGTGCCACCTCCTTTTCACCGCTAAATAAACCGAGTGAGGCGGGAATCCTCTCCTCAGTATTATAA